ATGTTTTGGATTGGAGTGCAATCCTTATCAACGACTTTATACCGCATTTCCTCAAGTTCGTCTACCTGACCTTCAAGAAACGCGACAATGTTGTTTGTCTTCTTAGCTGACATAAGCGAAATAGGGCCAATTAAGCCATATTTGCCCTGATAGGCTTCAGCAAATTTGTCAGCCAGTTCGATCACTTCATCGTAAAAAGTGTTCAAAGCGGAGTGCTTGGCAAAGCTGCGAGTGTTCAGGTGCGTCGAATGAGCTACATCGCGCGCTAGAAACAGTGTACCTACAAAATCAGCGCATTTCATGACGATGGACTTTCAGGCCAGACGATAGCAAACGGGTTAGCTTGGGTCGTTACATCGCGTAAGGCTTGACGGTATGTAGCCCACGCAGCAGCGTCCACAGGTACATCTGGTAGCTGCGTCCAATCGGATTCAACCAGCAACTTGTTACGTTCAGCACGAATGGCATCCCATTGTGCGCCAACCTTTGCCGCTGATTCGTCTGCGCTAAGGTCCGACACGATGTAGTTTTGCGTCCAAACGCCGTCAATTAGCAGGGCCGGCCCTTCATCAAGACTTTGCGTTGCTGGATCGTGATATGGCGGTGTGACGATCTGCTTCTTGTGAACGCCAAAATGTACGACCTGTTCTTCGGTCAAACGGCGCGCGTAGCAATAGTTGTCCGCATCCCACTGCGTCGGCTCGACATCAAAGATGTGCCGTATGAAAGTGTCGCCTTGGGCTTGGACATACCACATTATTCTGCTTCCTTTGCTTCCCGCTTGGCGGTTACACGTACAACAGCCGCATCGTATGCAGCTTGGTCTTCAATCTGTTCTTTCAGCGCCAACATAATGGCTTCTACGTTGCCCATCTGCTTGCGTGTATCGTTTAGTCGTTCTGCTACGTTAGCCGCAAACTCACTATCTGTAGTATTTGCCAGTAGATGCTCAAAGTTCTTGCGGTCGAAATCATAATGAAAATGTTCAACTTCGCGTGCATACATGGCATTCGCTAGGGTGTCATATTTGTAATCATTGCTGAGTTGGGTGTAGATCATGTAATGTCTTTCTTAAAATGATGTGTTGAACGCTACGGCGTTGGCATTGAACACTAACCCGGTTCCGGGGTTAGCGTATTTGACGCCGAACCCGCCGCTCCCCCAAGCGTATGCTTGGGCGGTTGTGGAGCCAATAGCTATACTAATAGCATCGCCGGCAGGGCTAAAAGCTACACCAAGGCCAGCAAAAGCAAGTAATGTAGTTGGGTTAGAATATTTAGTTCCAAAACCAGAACTGCTCCAAGGGTACGCAGAAATAAATGGTGTTGTATTGTGTGCTACGGCAATAGCATTACCCGCAGGGCTAAAGGCTACGCCGTTGCCAATACCCGTAGGTAATGTAGCTGGGTTGGTATATTTAGTGCCAAAGCCAGTACTGACGTTCCAAGGATATGCTGTGACGAAGGGTGTTGTGTCGTTTGATACTGCAATAGCATCACCAGCAGGGTTAAAGGCTACGCCGTAGCTAGAACCCGCAGGTAGTGTAGCTGGGTTGGTATATTTAGTTCCGAAGCCAGTACTGACGTTCCACGGGTAGGCTGTAACAAAGGGTGTTGTGTCGTGTCCTACCGCAATAGCATCACCAGCGGGGCTAAAAGCTACACTGCGGCCAACGCCCGCGGGTAGTGTAGCTGGGTTGGTATATTTAGTGCCAAAGCCAGTACTGACGTTCCACGGGTAGGCGGATATATTTGGTGATGTAACGTGTCCTATAGCTAAGACGTCCCCGGCGGGTGAAAAAGCAGCACTAAAGCCATTGTTGGTGGGCAGTGTAGCTGGATCGGTATATTTAGTACCAAAACCAGAACTGCTCCAAGGGTACGCGGTGACGAAGGGTGTTGCTTCATGCGCTGCAGCAATAGCATTACCCGCAGGGCTAAAAGCTACACCGCGGCCATTGCCTCCTAGTGGTGTAGCTGGATCGGCATATTTAGCGCCAAAACCAACGGTGCTCCAATCATACACAGAGATATAGGGCGTACCCGCGCTACCCACCAAAGCAACTTGATTACGGCTTCGTGCATCTTGTTGATAAAGATAGTTAGCCATCCATTTAGTCGCAGTGACTTTAATGCACATAAGCGTGTTGTTTGGTTGTACACTTTGAGTACCTGTAAGGCCGTTGCCATTAACTAACGTGTCGCTGGTAATAGCTACGTTAACTTGGGTGCCTAAGTTTTCTACTGTGAACAACACAACCGTGCCAATTGTAAACGCGACGCTGGCGTTTGACGGGATGGTATACGTGCGGACAGTAGTGTCGGCTACAGGGTGAAATATTTGCTTGCCTGCGTCGCCGATTACCAGCGTGTAGTTTGCTGACTGAATGTTTTGTGGAAAATTTACACCGCTTGCAGGTGCGGGTGTGGATGCCCACGTTGTACCGTTGCTGGTCAGCAGATTACCTGATGATCCCGGCGCAACAGCAGTCACAGCCGACGTGCCGTTGCCGATTAAGACGCTGTTAGCCGTTAGCGTCGCAGCGCCTGTGCCGCCCGACGTAACGCCAAGTGCGTTGGTAAACCCTACAGTCCCTGTGGCGTTAAGGTTTGTAAGCGTCGTAGTGCCTGTAACACCAAGTGTGCCTGTGACAGCAAAGTTGTTAGGTATAGTAACATTGCCCGCAGACGTTACGGAAATAGGCAATTCTTGTACGTTTCCGGCGCCCGACGTATCGCGGCCAAGCACTACGCCCGCAGCAGCGGTCAATACGTGTTCTTGGTTCCAGTTGGATGGCTGGACAAGAGTTACGTCAAGGCTGTCAGTTTTGGCTGACTGAAAGGTATGTTTGAGGCTTACGGTCATTCCATCATTCCTTCAGGTGGCATCTCAGGCATACCGCCCATATCTTGCATTGGTTGCTGCGGAGGCATTTCTTCGGTCATGTCGGGTTGCTCACGCATTTCGGGTGATCCGCTAATCAAATCACCTGTATCCAATGCGCCTGCAATCGTCCCCATGACAATATCCTGAATTTGCTCTTCTGTCATCCCTGCTTGCATCGCGCTAATACGTTTTGTTTCCGCATCGTAGGCGTCTACCTGTGCCTTGTATTCCTTAATGTCTACTTCACGCTTCGCAACATCAGCCTGCACGCCTTCGATAATATCGACCATGCGGTTCAGTTCTTGCGCCATAACTTCCATTTGCTGCTGCGCTGCGGCCATTTCAGGTGACTGATCGTCTGTAGCAAGTACTTTAGGGTCAAGGATTTTCTTGAACCGCTCTGCCATTTCCTGCGCGCCGGGCCAATCCATGTTCTTAATGAACAAATCGCCAGCCACAGACCAAAGTTGTGGGTTGGATTGCAGAATCTGGCTCATGGCATCAAGTGCTTCTTGACGCTTAGTCATGTAGCCGGGGCCAGTAGTGACCATAACGTCGTATGTACCAACGCCGGGGTTGTAAATCTTTTCGATTAGGCCGCCGGTTTCTTGGTCACGCACTTCGCGTACAGGTTCTGCCTGTGTTGGGTCCATTTTGACCATGCTGACTTCGCCATCAGCACCAATGATGCGTGCGATACGCTGTGTGTCGTAGATTTTAGGGATCATATCGACAATCTGGCGCGTAATGTAGCGAATTGCCCGCGCAAGGTTGTCAACATAGTGATACGTGCCAACATCGCCCTGCTTTTCGCGTGCAACGATAGCTTTTGCAGACCGTTCGTTGCCTTGCTGGCCCAGCGACGCATCGTACTGGCCGGTTGTGGCCTTGATGTCCTCTCCAGCGCCCATTTTAGCCTGTATCAGACCTGTTTGTGGCAGCGGTGGCTGTGCGCGCATAGGCAGCGGGAGAACGCCTCCAGCGCCGTCTGTAACGTCTGGATTGACTTCCAAATACGGCCAGTTGGTCGTGTTTGCAGTCTTCCACTGGTTTTCGTAGCCTTCAAACTGGCCGCCGTAACCGATAAATGGCGCTTTAGGCGCCAATGCAAGCATTTCTGCCTCTTGGCTGGTCCAGTAGTTGTACATACGCTGGGCGTCTTTGGCGTTACGCACAAGCCCAGAAATGTATATCTGTCCGTCAACTTCCCATTCGTTGCCAATTACGCGAACGACAGGGATATATTTGCCTGACCACTCGCGCTCATCAAGAATGTCAAAGCCATTGGTCTTCATCCACATGACTTTTTTACGGTCTACTTTGCGTGTGCGAAGCGGTTTGCCGTACATTTCTTTAAGTTGCTTGTCTTCTGGCGAATTAGCCTTGGCAGTCTGGTTATTTGGGTACAGATGCAGCGTTTCAGGCTCGTAGACGTTGTAAAAATACTCCGCGATGCGGATCGTATCTTCTTGCAGCCACGACGAAATGCCCTGATCGCCAACGCCTTGGCTATATAATGTGCTGATTGGCGATGCGTCAGGGAACAAACGCTCATATTCTGACTTTAGTATATCTTCGGTGATGAAGCACCATTCGGCATCTGAGCCGCATGGGTCTTGAATGGTGGGGTCCATGTAAACGCTAAATGCGTTACGGACACGGCCAATCTTGATGTCTTGGTCAAACGTATCGTCGTTGCAGTACTCAGTCAGCAGGCGGATGTAACCTTCGCCGTAAGTGACTTGGTTGTCGCAGGCTGTGTCATACGCAACGTCGGCATCTGACATATACTCAATGTGGCGCACCACACCGTTGAAAATCTCAGCGACCTGTACGTCAGCGTTGTCATCAGCAGGGATGACCTTACCGTTTGGCCGGTTCTGACGCTGTTCGTTCGTTACCTGACGGACGTGCTGTGGTAGCTTGTTGATTGTCAGGCATGGACGTGCGTTGATAGCCTGTCCTTGCACGCTTCCGCGTGTTGACAATACGTCAGCAGGCCACTGCCACTGATTGTCAGGGCTGCCGGCCATAAAGCGTAGATCGTCTAGTTCGTCCTCACGGCTGTCTGAATACGCAGCCTGCGCCATCGTAAGACGGCTACGCATGGTAGCCATCTTATCGTGATCGTCGCGCGTTGTCTTAGGCGCGTTCGATCCTACGTTGGCGACTTTGCCTGCCGCTTCAATGCCTGTGGGGTCGGCCATAGCTTATTTCTTGCCTTTGCTGGCGGCGCGCTTCACGCTGTAGGCGATAGCGACGGCTTGTTTCACAGGTTTACCCGCATTTACTTCCGCTTTGATGTTTTTGCGGAACGCAGCTTTGCTGGGTGACTTACTAAGGGGCATGATTAACGCTTTTTGCCCATTGGCGATGACTTCATGTTTGTAGTCATGCTGATAACTTTTTGCATCTTTGGTGCGGTAGGTTTGGGTGGCATCTTAACTGCGCGTCCGCCCGCTGGGCTTGTTGTGCCTTCGCGCGACAAAACCTTCTCGGCAGCAGCCTTGCGGGCTGGGTCGCGGTTAGCAATGGCAGCCTTCTCAGAAGCTACAGTGCCGGTTTTGTACAACGCACGCGTATATTTATTGGCTGGCATTTACTTACCCTTCTTAGTTGGCTTGGCCGTCTTGGCGCTTTCTTTGAAATCTTTTGCTGTAGGGGCACCCTTGGCACCGGGCTTACGCATTTTCTCGCCAGAGCCGGCAGCTATGCGGGCTTTTTTTGCATGGATTGCAGCGTATAAACCTTTAGCTTTTGTCATTTGTAGCTTCCTACAGAAAGATTAAGTTTTTCGTCGCCAAGAAACTGTGCAACGTCGGCACAAAGTGCGTAAAAATCATCCAATTTAAAATCAGATTTCATGCGGTTAATTGCTTGGCATACCAGAATTGTGTTGGAAAGGGTATACCCTACGTTGCTGTCAATTCGCTCAATAGAAACGGTATTGAGTTTACCGGTTTCAAGCGTCATAAGACGCCCACTATATGCGCAAAAATTCTTTTGTGTGTTCCAGCAATCAACAATATCGCTAACCGTCAACGAAAATGCTTGCTGGCGTTTAGCCGCAGATTTTTTTGCGTTCTGCAAAAACACTTTTGCGCGGCCTTCAATGGTAGAATTTAATTTGGCCCGCGAACGTTTGTTTGCTTCAGTGCAGCAGTCTTTGCACCAGCTATGTAGGCCGTCCGGCGTCAAGCTATGCTTAAAAAAATCTGTAGTTGATTTTGTCTGTTTGCAGCAGAAACACGTTTTCATGGGCATTTCCACCTTTTCAAACTAGCTTTGGCGCGTTCGCCGTCTTTAGCCTTAGCAGCTACTGCACCCATACGCGCGCAAAATGACGCTTTGCGTCCCGCATCTGCTTTTGTCTTCGGGCTGGGCGCAGGCGCCTTTAAGTTACTACCTGTTGCAGCATTATACTTGGCTCTGCCAGCGGCTGTCAGGCCCGCGCCCTTTGACACAGGCAGTTTCTCGCCTCTGCCAACGGATAGCGACACTGATTTCTTCTTGTCAGCCATTAACTGCCCATCCACGATGTAGATATTCCTGCGGGAGAATAGCTTCTTGTGCGATGCTTGTCAACGCGTGTCAGACGCGGATCAGTAGATGCTACAGGAAATGCGAACGTGACCGCTATGGCGTCCGCTGCGTCTGGCGAGGCCAGCCCGCGCGACTTCATATCTTTCTTGCTTTCAAGGAACAGTGTCCCCCGGCTGTCAGGCTTAGTCCGCGGGCTGATGAGGTCTGTCTTCAGGAACCTGTCCGACGGTATGTGGCCCGTCCTGAG